CTGATGCTTCAAACATTTCTTTCATGACCTTGAGCTCAACATCTGTGGGCTTCTTAGGAAGAAAGCCGCTGAGATCATACAGTCCGTGAGTGTCGATGGCTGCTTTTTCAACATCGCTCAATGCACGTTCACGACGACTCCACTTTGATGTAGAATAATCAGCGAATCCACCTTTGCTTGTCTTAGCAATACGGAAGTCAAGACCTTTCAGGAAGTCTGTTGGCAGTTCATCTAGTTCTGGATCCATTAGTGCTGAACGGATGATATTATAGATCTGAGGACCAATGATGAATCTACGGATAGGATTTTCTGGAATCTTATCTTCCTTGATCGGATCTTCAACTACGAAGCCTTGGAAAATGTATGAACGCTTTTTCCAATACTTACGACCCATTTCTTCTAGACTCTTGTCCTTAAACCAACCACGCACTTCGCTAAGGATTGGGCAAGCTGTGCCGTCATTGTACATTTCCACGCATGGAACCTGCACTTGAACTGGACGACTATCAGTCTCACCTTTGATGCCTGCGAATGGCAATTTGATCATCGCACGTTCTACCCAGAAAAACGTGTTGTTGGGATTACCATCGGGTAGCAAACGGATAACCGCTTCCTTGCCTTCTTGCATGTTCCAGTGTGGGTAAATTGCGTTGTCTCCACCGCCGGTGGATTGTCCTGTGGACTTTGATTGTGCTTCTTGAAGTTTAGCACGGATTTCTGCGAGTGATGCCATTTTAAATGCCTCCTATGATATGCCTAAAATGTTTATATGCCTTATGCACATGTTTTATTATGCGCTTTTTATTTATCAAGGTCAATGATTAACTGTATGTTTTTTAATTTTGTTTTGCCAAAAGAAAGGACACCGAAGTGCCCGATCTAACTGCGACGAAACTTTTAATAGCCTGCTAGTTCTCTAATACGTGCCAATTCTGCAATCTGTGGATCTTGCTGTTGCGGAGCCATGCGCTCTACAAACTTACGAGCCACTGATTCTGCCTGCTCGCCAAACTTCTTGCCTACCATTGTGCAAACGCCTTCTGGACCTTTAGGAAATGTGCCAGTGTTACGATCATAAAATGATGTGATAAATTCTGCTAATTCTTCAGTGTTAAGCCTTTGTTTTCTCTTTTCAAAATCACGCTTGGGCTTGTCATCTTTGTATTCTATGTCTTTCATAGTCAACGGTGCTTGACCTGCTTTTTTACGATCTATCGCGGGCCTTTCGTAGTCTCTGGGATTATCGGGGTCAACAGCCTCCCGCGGAACTGGTTCTTCCGCAGGTGCTGTTGCTGCTGGATCGACTGGCATTGGTTCCGCTTCCGGGGCAGTTTGGTCACCTCCTTGGGCTGCTTCCGGGTCATCCACCATGTCGCCAAAATCCAACTGTTCTAGTGCTTCGGGTGCATTGAGTGTGAGCCAATCTTTGATCAATGGTCTCACACATGCATCTGGATCTTCTGCTGCCTGTTCTTTAATTCGTTTGTATAATTCGGGATCTTCGATTAGGCCTTTGAGACTTTCAATGGCATTAGTCCCGTCGACGCCTGCTGGAAAATGTTGAGCTACGAGTTCTTGTAGTCCCTGTAGTGCTGCTGCCTGTTCTTCTGGATCTTCACTGGTCACTGCACTTTCTTCGCCTAGGCCCATGACCCAGTTTTCAAATTGCACAAATGGATCATTGTCTTCTGTTTCAACTGTTAAGTCTTCGTTGCTGATTTCTTGTTGTGTCATAGCGACTATGTCGTCATAGCCTATGGTGTTTCCTTCTTTCATTAGTCTGTACAAGACTGGAAACACGGTTGCGATATCTTCTTTGAATGATCTCACTGTGAATTTCTGCTTGAAATCTTCTACTACATCCTGTGGAATTTCTTCATCGGAATTTGCCTGAAAGTTTTCTCTGTAGGCTTCGTAGTTGCGTTGTTTGCTTAGAGCCTTGATCTGTTCTCTGAGATGATTTAGATACTCTGTGCTTCTTTCAACTACTGAGTTAGTGTCTGAATTCATTAGGTCGTTGCGCACCACATAGTTGCCAAAACTCTTAAGCTGAGCAATTTCTTCACTCATTTTAGTAATGCTTTCGCCGATAGTATCGTACGGAACCCCACCATTGGCTACGTGACGCTGCATGGCTCGAGCACCTGCAAGATGTATAAAAGGATATTTAAATCTTTCACCGTCTTGATTTTCCACAAACAGTCCAGAAATGTTTCTAGTTCTAGCACCCGGCTGTGTGTCATCCATCACTGCTTGGCTGTGTTTGATAATTAGACGTGTGTCCATTAATTTTTGATAGCTCATTGTCTTGCTACCATACATCGAGCTTTCACTCATCATGTTTTCACTCATTGTGCTTTCTCCGACTGGGGTTTGAATTTTATTCATCTGGGGTTTGGGTTGAGCGTTTTGACTGAGAAATTGGTAATCTCTTTTATCCAAATTGTCTTTGGTGATATCTCTGGTGTCAAAACTCAATAATCTTCGCTTGGCAAATTGGCGCAGCTCTTTCAAGAAACCGTACCAGTGTGTTTTCTGTCCGTCATCCATGCCTTCGGTGATTCCATTGGAAAAATACACTTTCATTGAATTAGGCTCAGCTAAACTAATGCTGACATGTCCCATAGGAGTTTCACCTTCTGTGTAGTCAAAATCAAAAAATCTGGCCTGTTCTGGATTAATGGTAATCTCACCAGTTTCTGCACCTAGTTTGAGGCCAGAGAAACGGCTGCGTACCTTGTAGAATAAATCTGTGGCTATGTTATTTGTTGCGTCCATAAGTGTATTTATCAAAGACCCATGCTTACAAAGATCGGCATGGGCATGGCATCATCGTTGATTTTTTCCGTCATTTTGTCGTAGATCTGTGGATCCCAGTCTGCTAACACATCTGCCATGCGCATGATCAGCAGTGTTGAACTGACTAAGTCATCATGCTCTCCGCTTTTGGCTTTGAATCCCAGTCCTGACGCCACATATGTTTTCAGTTCGGAAATCAACGGTTTAGAGTGTATGGTCATCTTGTGATTTTCGATCATGTTTTTTAATTGGCTGCAGGCGCTGATCTTGCTTCTATGTGTGGTGTTAAATCCCTTACGGAACTTGCGTATATGGCCTTTGCGTATGGGTTCTGAAAGAAAAAGGCCGTGAAAGTTTTCTTCGCCTATATCGTTGATCACAATCAGTGCTGACTCTCCAAGACTGTTGTTCTCCACTGAATAGTATATGATAGGGGCACCGCCTCGTTCCTCGCCACGTTCATGTATGTATTTTAATATTTCTCGCATGACCTTGACCTGTTGTTGCACAGGTGTGGTATTGTGATGCCATTCTGCTACTTGTATCATCTCAGGCATTTCGTAGACCTGTATGGCGCCGTAGTCTCCACCTGTGCCCAAGCTGGGATCTAAGGCAACGAGATAAGTAGCCTTGGGACTGATATCTCTATACCAACGTGTTTGCCCCATGTTCATTATAGGGTCGCTGCCCGCAAGTTCAACCAACTTCACAGAGTTAATCAGTGTTTCGTCATAGATCAGGAATTCACATTCAAATTCTCTTCGGAAACGCTCATCACCAATCTTAGCACGTTCTAACCTAGCCCACTCTTCGTCTCGATCTGGATGTTCCTTCCAGTGTGCAAAGAAGGGGAAGAATCCGTTAACTCCTAATTTAGTTTCATTACCAAAGTCGTCGAATCGCTTATTGGCTTCTAACCAAATCATAGCAAATTGATCTTCGTCTGAGTTAGGTGTTGACGTGATAATAGCCTTACCACCTGTGGCCAATGTCGGTGATAACGCTGTCCAGAACTCTTTGGCTTTTTCTGGTGGTTGTACAAATGCGAACTCATCGCAGTATATCAACGAAAGAGATTTGCCACGGCCTGTGTTTTCAGTTGTGGTAGTTGCTTGTATACGTGATCCATTATCGTATTCGATGGTGTTTCTATTGTATGAATACACCCCAGCACGAATAAAATCGGGTAAGTTTTCATAGGCATATCTATAGCGATCCATGATGTCTCGAGCACCTTCGTACTTGTGTGCTGCAATCAATACCTGTACGTCTGGCATGAACTGTGTGTACCACAATAGATATGCTACTGCACATGTGGTCTTGCCCATCTGACGTGGCAACATGGCTATACATTCTTTGTTTGTGTGGTATGCGTCAATCAACAATTCTTGAAACCCATAAGGCTCGAACGGTATAGATCCTCTAGTAGGATGTTGTATCTTTATAAAGTTTTTGGCAAAGTATAACGGACCACCAACTGGATCCATGCAGGCTTCTAGGTGCTTGACTTCATCGAGATTATAGCGTATCTGTGCATGGGCTTTCTTGATTAGATTGCCGTCTAAGGATTTTGACATATGTTTATTTAATGAAAAAAATAGGCTCCGG